AAGTTCCTGTCACACCAAAAATGCTCACACCGCTCTTAATGTTCCCGGCCACCAGGTTTGCATCGCCCTTGATTGTCTGTGTCTCGCTCAGGTATTGCCCAGATGCAATGCTCTGGTCGGTTGTCTTCGGGATATAAGTTGCTGCGCTTTTTTTGGTCACATCACTGCCAATATAAGTGCTCGATATCGCATTCACGGTCACTTTGCTCAGTCCGTCATATCCGTTGTCCGGGCTTACCGTCTGGGTGCTTTCACTGGGACTGACCGCTTTGCTCTGTAGTGTTGGGCCGCCAGTTGCCTCGTTGTAGCTGCCGGTTACATTAAAAATCGTTACACCCTTTTTAATATTACTCGCAATTAAATTGCTATCGCCTTTAATTGTCTGGGCACCACTTAAATACTGGCCGGATGCAATGCTTTGATTGCTAGTTCCCGGCGTATAAGTGGCGGCGCTTTTTTTGGTTACGCTGCTACCGATATACGTGTTCGATATGGCTTCCACCGTGACGGAACTTAAAGCGTCGTAACTGCTGTCAGGATTTACGGTTTGGGTATTCTCACTTGGGGTAACTGTTTTGCTCTGCAATTTTACGCCGCTGGAGCCACCACTCACAAAGCCGCCCTGCATGTCAACGGCATTGCTGCCTAAATACACACCCATGCAACTGTCACCACCTTCTGAGCGTAACGTTTGTCGCGCCAACGCTGGCTGCCGTTATGTCAATGGTTTTTGCGCTGCTGCCGTCCCATGCGCCCTGACTGGTTCCGTTCAGTTTGATGGTCAGGCTGTTATTTAGTTTTTCGGCGCTCGTTGCGGAGCCGCCTGCGTTGCTGGAACCGGCATAGTTTGTGGTTCCGGTGACTTTGGCCCCTGTGGCACTGTGGGCAATTACCCCTTTCGGCAGGTCGGCAGCCCGCACCGTATCGCCGGTCAGGTCGAGGACAACTTCATCATTGATAACAACCTTGTTGACCGCCATGCTCAGCCTCCGATCGTCAACGTCTGGCCGCCAGCCGCATTATCAACGTATGTGGCCGGGATCGCCTGCACAGTAACTTGAGACAGGCAGTTATACGCTTTGTCGGGCAGCACAACCTGCTGCTCAAAGGTCGGCGTAACGCTCTTGGCCTGCGGCTTCATACCTTCGCTGCCGCTCATAGAGCCTTTCACGCCCAGGACCGTAACGCCCTCGCGGATATTTGCGGGCACCAGCTTGGCCTGTTCGGTCGCTGCGATAGTCACTCCGCCCGCGCCATCGTGAAAGCCCATGGGGATGGTGTATTTACCAGAAACGGTGCTGATTTCACCGTTGACTTCGCCATTGTTGGGCATCGTGCCGGTCATTTTAGCGCCACGCGCGTAGAATGTTTTCCCGTTCAAAACCTCCGCCACAGCTGCGGTGGCATCGCTGGTATCCGCGTCTTTCGTGCTGGTACCGGTAATAGGGGCGCCGGACTTGTCGTGCGCCGTGATACCTTTGGCCAGCTTGTCCGGGGTTACAGTGTCTGCGGTAAGGTCCAGCTTAGTCTCCTTGCCAATAACCACCTTGTTCACATATTTATTGGGCATTGTAGTACTCCTCTCCTATAATCAGTGTGTAGCCACTGGAATCGTTGGCTACCTCGTACTGAGGTATCTTCTTGATTGTTAGGTCCTGCTGCATTAGTCGCTTTGCGGTGGGCAAAACCTGCGCCGAGAACAACGGCGTGATGTCATACGGCCCACTATACTCCGGCGCACTAACCACTGCGGTGCCGGTCACGTCCACCCGCACGGGTGCCGCTCCGGCAATGCGCACCGATACGGCGCTCTGTTGAGCCACTCGCACCTGGATCATGAGCCATCCGCCTCCTGGAATAAGGTCGGGCTCATTTTAAGAGCCAGGATCTCAGTCTGCGGCTGATCAGTGCTGTCCCGCAATGTGATGCGGGTGTCCATGTACAGCGTCTCGCCGCCCATGAATTTGTATGTCTCCGCCCGCGTCCAGGGGATAAGGATGATGTTCTGTCCTTCCTGCCGGGTGCAGTCGTCGGGCCAGACGTTGGTTTTAATGGCCGGGAAGCCTTTGCAGCTCTTCTGTTTGAACACAAATTCGATCCGGCTTTCCTCGTCCAGGCTCATGCCGATTTCAACCGGCAGCGCAAATTGCGTTCCCTGTTTCATTCGTTTTTCTCCTCAGCGCCTTAATTCGGCATTTTTTCTTCCTCTGTTTTCGGAGTTTCGATGTTTGCCGCCGCTGCTTCTTCCGCTGCCATGTTCTCGCGCACGGCATTCAAAACGTTCTCCAAAATCAACTCCGTCACGGCAAACGGCAGCGTTGCTTCGTTAATTGCAGCAATAACTTTGCGTTTGCACTCTTTAATGCGTTTGTTGTCAGTCATGGGGCATCCTCCTTACAGCCGCGCGTTTACGGCGTTTTTCAGTGTGGCAATGGCGGCCAGAACCTCTTCGTCCAGGGCTACAAAGGACCCCCGGTTGTTCTGGCTGGTGATGTTGCCGTTACCGTCCAGTTCCATGTAGGTGTAGCTCACTCGCTCACCTTCGGCAGTCGTTACGACCGCCACGCCGGATAATTTTTTCATTGCAATTCCTCCAAAAGAATGTCTGCGGTTTCGTTCGCGCCTGTATCTATAGCGAGCAGGTCAGCTGCGGCATCGGTGCTGGCCTCCTGCGCTCTTGCGGCGGTGCTGGCTGCCAGCTCAACGCCTGCCGGATCACCGGCAGGATAGCTGCTGTCGCTGCGGTCGGCGTAGCTGCCTTCATAGCCGCGCTGTGCGGCCATAGCCAGCCACGAAAATTTCTGCCCCGGTGCGCCGTGTACAATGGCGTACTGGCCGCAATCCTCCGCCCACAAATGGCCGGTGCCGTCAAGGTCAGTCAGCAGCCAGGCGGGCTGCCCGTACTGGGCGATGGTCTCCGCATAGCGTGGGTCAAGGGCAATTAGGCACCAGCCGTCTGGGCTGCACCGGCCCTTACCCCAGTCCGCAAAGGTCGGCACGGGGGTCTCGAACGCGGCCATTTTGACCGCGCCGAAGCTGGTAGGCACCACACGGGATTTCTCGCCCCAAACGTCCAGGTTGTGTACATTCAGCTTGCCGGAAACGCCAACTCTTGTAGTATTAAAATCGGCATCGCTGTCATCGCTTCGGTTGTAGGTGATCTGCATCCCAACGTAAGAGGTCGGGTTCAGACCGTCAACCCAGCCATAGCTCATGTACTTGCTGCTTGCGCCAAAATAGGACCGCCCGGCTTCCGAGTACAGCACGCCGGTCAGGCCGATGCTGCCGGTGTTGATGGTTGCGTACCACGCAATATGGCGGTTATCCAAAAATACACGCTCACCGGCCTCGGTGCCCATGCGAATCCAGGCGTTGTCCAGGTCGTACACGGTGGTGTAGTTGAGATTGTGAATCTGCCCGGTGGTAATGTTGCCGCCGTTGATAATGGTCTTGTCCTGGTTCCATGTGCTGAGGTCGGAAAATGTTACCACGCCGGATAGGTTGATCTGTGCGCTGGTGATCTCTGTTCCGCCTGCCGTCAGCTTGATGGTGCTGCTGGTTCC